TTGTACACCGGAATTCAGTTTTCCACCGACTTTTCCACCAAAAATCGAGGGTTTTTACACAAGTTTTCCACATGGTAGAGATAGCGAAAAACACAAAAAAGAGGCTCAGACCTCTTCCGCACTTCAATAACTAATTATAGCAACTTATAACGAGGCTTGCAGTTCTGATTAGATCCATGGACATGCACAATTAAACCTTGCTCCACCAGTTTATCCCGGCAATGAATGAACTTTCTTCTGTTCACATGGATCACATCGACAACGTGAGCCAAATCAAGGCAGAAGTATCCGTACTCGTCCTTTGGCAAATACTTCGAGGCATAACATAGATAGGCGTAGATCCAAGCGGCCTCCGCACCAACCTCCTCAACAATATCTGCTCTGACGTTCAGATACTCGACGCCCTTCACGCTACCTCCGCAATTAGTTGCTAGCTGAGATGTTGAGCAATAAAAAGCCTCACAGCAAATATAATGCCATGAGGCTTCTAGCGCATATAAACTGCCTTTATTCTATCGTATAATTCCATATTCGTCAAGGTATGGAGGTATACGACATGCTCATGATAAAATTACAGAAAATGACAATCAAGCAAGACATAAAGAAGTGGTACGATAGCGAACTTAAAGGGCATTCCTTCATTTATAAGTTCTTCTATATTGGAATCAGCGTCGTTATCTATGGAATCGGCATTGTCATGCTATGCGCAATCGTATTCTACTTATTCACTGGCGCCTCAAACTTTTTCTCTGGCAGTAACTCTAAGGGCTCATCGGGCAGAGGCGTACGTTGCGCCGAATACGAATGGGATTCGCATGGTGGCAGAACTTGCATAGAACCAGAATCAGAAGACGATTACTACGATGATATGTACGATAAGTACATAGAACAGCAGGAAAGGCAGAGAGAAGACGATTACTACGAGGATAGATATGACAACTATTATGAGGACTACTAGCCACATGCAAGCTTAAGGTGTTTATGGTATAATAAAAGCAGTCAATGATGCTCAGGAATTAAATGTCCGGAGCATTTTTTGATGGGTAAAGTTAAACGGAAGATGAGACATGAGCAATGACTTATCAATCGCCGAATTCGAAACCATAGTGACGACTAGGGTTCTTTCGCGTTTATTGACCGACAAGGACACCAAATGTGTCACAGAATCGGTACGCCGAGAAGAACTGGCGCTAAAGTTCTCAAACGCCGCAAATGGAGCAATGCGCGAGCTCGAACTATCCGCAGATCTACGAGCGATCTATCGTGGCGGTAAAACATTCATCATTTACCGACCAACCGGCAGAATCGCCGCAGAAATCAGCATAGACGGGCTTTATCATAGAGGCTTCGTTCGCAGGCCGAAAGCAGTCCTTACATCAAAGCGAGGATTTGTTACGGCCAAGAGTTTGAAAGAGCTCGAAATACAAACTGCTAAGCTCGGTGCTACCAGGCATACCAAAGGAGGTAAATATGGCAGAAGTTATCAAAGCTAAAGCAAACAAAGACGGCAAAGTTATCGTCAAACTTTACGGACAGGATTTTGATTTAACAGACAAATTTAAGAATGGCGTTGCAACATTCAAGGCATTTGGCACTGATTACGAAGTTCAGCTCAAAGAAGCAAAGAAAGTCGCAGTCAAAGCTCCAAAAAGCAAAGAACAGAAAGTAGATGTCGGTTTCATCGAAACGCCTAAAGAGGATTGAAGATTATGGCGAAAGGTGGAGCTAAAACGACCTCTGAAAAAAGCGGACGAAATGCGGACGGCACATTCGCCAAAGGTAACAAGCCAAAAATCTCGCCGAACATTGGCCGCCCGAAAGAGCCGTTCTCTTTTCGTGAACGCGCTAAAATTATGGCGCAAAAAGACCCGTCGCTTGTCAAAGGCGTAATCGATAACCTAATCAAAATCGCCTCAGACCCAGACCATCCAAAGTGTACTGACGCCGCCGACAAGCTCATTAAGCTTATTGGCAATTACGACCCATCAGAAACAAAAACGGAGCTTTCCGGCAAAGTGGAAGGCAACCCGTTTGCCAACTTATCCGCAAAAGAAGTAGAAAGCTTGCTGAAGAAATATGACAAAAGATGAAATCATTACTGGACTCCGCAATCGCAAGGCTTCTTGGGATTTTTATACGTTTTGTCAGCAGATGATGCCTAAGTTCTTCAAGGACAATCGCAAATATCTCAAAGAAACATGCAATGCAATCCAGGATTTCATCGAACATTCAGACAAGCATTATCTCGTCATCAATGAACCGCCTCGCCATGGCAAATCGCTCACATTACAGCTTTTAACTGCCTGGCTATTCGGCATCAACATTAACAACAAAGTCATGACGGCGAGCTACAATGAAACGCTTTCAACCACATTTGCGCGCACCGTCCGCAACCTCATTCAGACCGAGAAAGTAGACGGCAATACCGTTTACGCAGACATATTCCCAGACACGAAAGTTAAGTACGGCGAAGCTTCAGCTTCCATGTGGACGCTCGAAGGCTCAGCAATGATTAACTATCTAGCCACATCGCCAAAAGCTACCGCGACTGGTTTCGGCGCACACTTCCTGATCGTGGATGATTTAATTCGTTCAGCTGAAGAAGCATACAACGAACGCGTACTCGACGAGCATTGGGAGTGGTTCAATAACACGTTCTTAAGCCGTACCGAAAACCCATGGAAAGTCATTATTGTTATGACGCGTTGGGCGGAAGGAGACCTTGCAGGGCGCATCCTAAATTCGTTTGGCGATGATTGCGAACACATTAGCTACAAGGCCGTCCAGGACGACGGAACAATGCTTTGCGACGACGTTCTGAGCCACGATGACTTCATTGCGAAGACGCGCGAAATGAATCTCGATATTGTCGAGGCAAACTATAACCAGAAGCCAATCGACGTAGCAGGGCGGCTCTATCACGAGTTCATGACGTGGGATGTTCTACCAGAAGGCAAAGTCTACAACTATACCGATACGGCCGATACTGGCACTGACTTTCTTTGTTCTATCAACTTCATTGAGCATGACAAAGAAGCATACATTACCGACATTGTATTTACTGACGAATCAATGGAAGTGACCGAAAAGCAGGTTGCAGAATTGCTCCATAACGGCCAAGTCAACGAAGCGCGCATCGAATCGAACAACGGAGGACGCGGCTTCGCTCGTAACGTTGATTCAATCCTGCGCAGTTCATTCAATTCAAACCGCGTAATCATCCGGCCAATAGCGCAGACGCACAATAAGGAATCTCGCATTTTATCGAGCTCGGCATGGGTGCAAAATCACGTCTACATGCCGCCGAATTGGAACAAGAAATGGCCGGAGTTTTATCGCCAGGTTATGAGTTATCAGCGCAAAGGCCGCAATGCGCATGACGATTCCGTAGATGTATTAGCGGCAATTTACGAGACTATAACAACCGCGGCTAGACCGACAGTTATAGCAAAGAACGGCAGAGCTAATCGCCACTCTGCATTTGAAAACCGTTGGTAATAAGGAGGAATTATGTTTCAAGTACCAAAGGACAGAAAACTAGACGCGGCACTCGTCCAAGAAATTATTGACTTCAATGAAGAACGCCGCGAACGCTTCGACTTGCTCGACAACTATTACATGGGCAAACAGCGCATTACTGAACGCGTCAAAGACGATACTCGCATCAATAATAAAGTCGTCATCAACCACGCAAAATACATCGTCGATACCGCGACTGGCTATTTGCTCGGCAATCCAGTCGACTACCAGGTAGAAGAAAATACCGACATTGAACCGTTGCTCGATGCATACAAAGCGCAGACGATGGAAAACATCGACTTCGAGCTCGCAAAAGAATGCTCGATTTTCGGTATCGCCTACGAATACGTTTACGCAGATGAGAACGCAGACCCTCGTTCGTCCGTTCTAGATCCACGCAATACAATCATCATTTATGATGACACGATTGCCCATAACAAAGTCTTTGGCATCAATTATCGTGGCATCTACGACAAAGACAAACTAGACCACTACGAGATTATTGCGACGACAAAAGACGAGATTATTACTTACACTCTCAGCAACCGCAACCTCAAGGAAATTAGCCGCGAAAAGCATTTCTTTGGCGTCGTTCCTATTGTCGAATACGACAACAACAAGGAAAACCTCGGCGATTTCGAATCAGTCATCAGCCTTATTGATGCGTACAACCTCATTCAGTCCGACCGCGTCAACGATCGCGAACAGTTAGTCGATGCGATTCTATGTTTCTACGGCATGAGCTTCGACGAAGACCAGATGACCGACTTGAAAGAAAAGCGCGCGCTCTCAAACATCCCACAGGACGGCAAGGTTGAGTACTTAACCAAGACAATCAACGAAGGCGATGTAGACGTGCTTCGAAAGACAATCGAGCAAGATATTCATAAAATCTCGATGGTGCCAAATATGTCCGACGTTAATTTCGTTGGCAATTCTTCCGGCGTCGCAATCCGCTACAAGCTCATCGCATTCGAGCAGACCACCAAGAATAAGGAACGCTTCTTTGAGACAAGCCTCATGCAACGTTTCGAAATCTACGCGCATTACTTATCCGTTAAGTCCAAGATGCAGGAAGTTCAAAAAGAAGACGTAGATGCTGTATTTAAGCGCAATCTACCAAGCAACGACTTCGAAACAAGCCAGATGATTAATAACCTCGTCGGCATCGTAGACAAGGAACTCTTGGCCGCTCAGCTCAGCTTCGTCGACGACGCGTCCGAGGCAGTTCGACTTGCAGAAGAGCAA